GTGTCGTTCGATTTCGATATTGTGGAGTTTTAATGCAAAAAGATACTGAATTTTCTAAATATGATTACTGGTTTTGGCAAAACCATTTCACCAAAGATGAGATATCTGCTTTGACAAAGTTGTGCGATGAGAATCTTGTAGGAAGACAAGACGAAAAGTTTTCCGCGCATGATTTAAAAGGAAAAAGTAAAAAGACTAGTGATGTTTATTGGGTTCTGTATAAAACATTAAGACCTTTTTTAAATGATTTTATCAAACAAGTTCTTTGGACAATTAACCACAAATTTGGCTATGTAACTTTTGATTATGGAGATATGGAATACGTATTGTACAATACTTATTCATCAAAACGAAAAGCTAAATACGACTGGCATAATGATATGGCTAACGATATTACATTTGATATTAAAGCGACTTTGTTAATTGATATTTCACCTGCCCCATATAAAGGAGGCACATTTAAAATATTAAATAATAATGTAGAAACTATAGACAGGTTTAGTAAACCCGGTGACGTGCTTTTATTCAAACCGCATTTACACCATATGGTAGAGCCTGTAACAAAAGGGACAAGAAAATCATTAGCTATATTTTTAACAGGACCTAAATTTAGATGAAACCTTTACTTACAAAACCTTTTTTAGATTACTTAACAAAAGTAAAAACAAATAATAAAACGTTACTTGAAATAGGTTCGGGTAATTCTACGGTATTTTTTGAAAATATATTCAGAAAGGTTATTAGCTTAGAAGACAATCAGATATGGTATGACAAGGTATTTAAAAAATGTAAGAAAGCAGATTTAATCATGTTTAACCAAAAGAATATCTACCCCACCTTAAATGATTGTTTAAACAGAAGACCTGATTATATTTTAATTGACAATGATCCTACTAATATTTCAAGACTAGATTTAGCTGAGTTTGTTCATTTAAATAAAGATTATGGGTCTATGATTATTTTAGATAACGGCGAAAAAAATCTTGAAGCGTATAGTTTACTTAAAAGTAATTATTATTGCTTAGATTTTGTAGGTCAAAGGTATGATAAGAAAACATCAGTAACCTCTCTTTTTTTTGGAGAGAAATTAGCTAAAAAGGTATATGTATGAAATCAATAGATATTCGATCACAATTTTTAATCTATACATCTCCTAAACATAAAAAATACAAAGATAAGTTACTAAACTTAATAGATGAAAGTCCTGATATTACATTCAACAATATCAATAAAACAGATTGGACGATACCAGAAGATATAACAAGGGATTACCACATGATGTTGAGGAGACAAATACTTAACCCAATGATGTTTGAACAAGTAGAACACTTTAAGGCTGATAACTTTACAATTGAAAGAATATGGTTTCAACAATATATAGTTAATGATTTTCACAAATTCCATAACCATCCCAATACTAATTATACAAACGTATATTTTTTAGAATTACCAAACAAAGAAGATAAAACACAGATTAAAGTTGATGGTAAATTAATAGAATATGAAGCAGAGGAAGGACAAATAATAACTTTTCCTGGACATGTATTACATGCAGCACCTAAGACTAAAGGAAAAAGAAAAACAATTATATCCTTTAATACTAATTTTTTACATGCTTGATTATAAGGTCATTAATAATTTCTTACCTAAGAAAATTCATAAAAAAATTCTACAAACAATGACAGCAGGTAATTTTCAATGGTATTATTGTGATTCAGGAGGCAACCAAAAAGATAAAGAACGATACTATTTTGTACACATATTTAAAAGTGACAAAGTTAATAGTGACTTTTGGAACCCTGTTGTAGTTCCTGTATTAGAAGGATTTAAGCCAAAAGAAATATTTAGGGTAAGGGGTAATCTCACACCTAGAGAAAATAAAAACTATCAGACTGCCAACCACAAGGATGAGAAATTTAAACATAGAGTGGCTATCTACTATGTAAATACGAATAATGGATACACCCTTATTGAAGATAAGATTAAAGTGCCTTCTGTGGCTAATTCTTGTCTTTTTTTTAACGGCAGTTATAAACATAGAGCAGTCTCTCAAACAGATACTAAAACAAGAATAATCATCAATATTACGTATTTATAAATACTCCCACACACGTCTGAAAAATCTAGTAGCAATTTGAGAAAAACTGTTATATTACTGAAAATTTACAGAGGTTATATGCTACAAAAATTAGGTTTTGCACCAGGATTCAATAAACAAGTTACCGAAACAGGAGCCGAAGGACAATGGTTTGATGGCGACAATGTTCGTTTTAGATATGGCACACCTGAAAAAATAGGTGGATGGAGTCAATTGGGTACTAGCAAATTAACAGGTGCTGCGCGAGCAGTGCATCATTGGGAAAATAACGATGCTGTTAAATACGCTGCTATTGGCACCAATAAAATTTTATACGCTTTTTCAGGCGGAACTTATTACGATATACATCCTATAAGAACAACTCTAACAGGTGTTAACTTTACTACCACTGCTTCTTCAGTCACTGTTACTATAACTTGTTCTGTGCCTCATGGATTACTTGAGGATGACATTGTTTTATTCGACAGTGTGACGGGGTTAAGTGGATCTACATTTACTAACGCTACTTTTGAAGACGTAAAATTTATGGTGTCATCAGTGCCTACTGCAATTACATTTACAGTTACTATGGATACTGCAGAAGTAGGAACTCCAGTAACAAACGGCGGATCAGCTTCTGTCCTTTGTTATTACAACGTCGGTCCTTCTCAACAGCTAGGTGGTTTTGGATGGGGAACTGCAAATTACGGTGGTCAAGCTAATGGTCCCGCAACTACAACACTAGCTTCAAGTATTAATGATACCGTAACTGATATTCCTTTAACCAGTTCTGCTGCCTTTCCTTCTTCTGGGGAGATACGAATTGGATCGGAAGACATTAGTTATACTTCAAACGACACAGGCACAAATATTTTAAGCGGAGGAGCCAGAGAAGTAAACGGCACAACTAAAACATCACACAGTGGTGGAGCAACAGTTACAAATATTTCAGACTTCGTTGCGTGGGGTGACGCGTCTGGTGCAGATTTTACTATCTCTCCAGGTTTATGGGTTTTAGATAACTACGGAACTAAATTAATTGCACTTATTTATAATGGTCCTTGTTTTGAATGGGACGCAGCTCCATCAAATGCAACAGATACAAGAGCAACTATTATACCTAATGCACCTACAAAATCTAGACACGTGTTAGTCTCTACTCCAGACAGACACTTAGTATTTTTTGGAACAGAAACAACTGTCGGTGATAATAGTACTCAAGATGATTTATTCATTAGATTTTCTGATCAAGAAAGTATTGATCAATCTGACTCATATACAGTAACCGCAAACAATACCGCAGGCACACAAAGACTGGCCGATGGATCAAGGATCATGGGAGCTATAAAAGGTAGAGATGCTATTTATGTTTGGACTGATACAGCATTGTTTTTAATGCAATTTGTAGGCGCTCCATTTACTTTTTCTTTTCAACAAGTAGGTACAAACTGTGGGTTGATAGGTAAAAACGCTTGTATCGAAGTAGATGGTAAAGCTTATTGGATGTCAGAAAATGGATTCTTTACATACGACGGTCAATTACAATCTTTACCTTGTTTAGTAGAAGACCATGTTTATTCGACAGAAGGTGGACCCGGACTTAATACTACAGCCAGAGATTTAATTAATTGTGGATTAAATAATTTATTTGGAGAAGTTAATTGGTTCTATTGTAGTGCTGGATCTAATTTAGTCGACAGAGTGGTTACATATAATTATGTAGACTCATCTGCTAAACGACCTATATGGACTATTGGCACGTTAGCTAGAACTGCATGGCAAGACTCAGCTGTATTTTCTCTGCCTCATGCAACATATTATACTACTAGCGATAATGACTCGTTTGACGTTACTGGAAATACGGACGGAACTACTATATACTATGAACAGGAAACAGGGACCGATCAAGTCAACGCTGGAGGAGTAATAACTGCAGTCATAGGCACTATAACTTCAGGTGCTTTTGATATTACTCAAAAAAGAAGTAACACAGGACAAACTGTGGGTATGCCAGACATTAGAGGAGACGGTGAATACATTATGAGAATCAGTAGATTTATACCAGATTTTATCGAACAGACAGGAACAACTGCTGTTAATTTTAAAACAAGAATTTATCCAAACAGCACAGCTGTTACAAATAATTTTACATGCACATCTTCGACTACAAAAAAAGATGTAAGAGTAAGAGCAAGAGAAATAGAGCTTCA